GCAACCGCAGAACATCCGTGGTCGATGTACCACCTACGAGGTTAAAGTTCATCAGCGAGAAATACCCACCCATGCCGGACGGATTTTCTATAGAGAACAGACCCTTGAGTTCCACCAGAGGGTTGGCCGACCCATTAACATGCACAAAAGCCGTACCAGGATCTTCCAGTGCCCCTGTTGCATGACCGTTGCCGTGACCTAAAATACTGACACGACCTGAACGACCTGGCCAATTTGGGTTGAGTGCTGCATCGTAATAAAGGCGCAGTGTGTCAGTCAAATACTTACGACCAGCCATTGGCCGCAGGACCGAACCCTTGCGATTGCAATAGCACAGGGCCGCCTGTAGAGCCTCTGTATTCAACGTACCTTGTTGGGTGTCCCAACTGTAATCACCCACAGCACCAAAGTACTCAGGACGAACTTCATCGGTCAAAACACGCTTCCAACGACCAGAACCAGTATTACCCAGTGGATTGACCACCATACTTCCGTCGTGAGCTTCATTGCTGTTACCCTGCCAGTACCAGTTCCCTTCACCGCCATCTCCCAATATATCGTAGCTGGCCACGTATATACCGACAGTACGTCCGGCAGGCAATACAGGTACATTAAGGGATTGCAGTGCTGAGATATTTGTAACCCAGCCTGCTCCTGCCCCTACAACGACAGTCGTAACGTCATCAATGACATTCATCAATTCGTTTAAGTTGGTGTCCATTTCGACGTGGGTAAGTTCAGAACCCTTAATCGCCCTTAAGACTATGTTCGCTTTATCTGACAGCATAGTAACCTCGAATTTATTATGTACTATTTACTACCACAAAAGACGAAGCCTGCTTAGTTGCAGGCTTCGGGTATTGTTACGCTGCCAGGTTAGGCATTGCTTTAAACACAGCAGTCGAACCTGCCAGTCCAGCTGTTGTGCAAATCCAACCCATTGGTCCAGAAGCTGCTGCATCGCGACGCCAGACTCTGTGTGCCTGTGGGTAGTAGAAGCCGTCTGTAGGGGCGGCAGTAGCGCGTTGTTCGGTTACTGATATCAATACCCACTCAACGTTGCCAATGACTTGATAGAGTCGTTCAAGGACCATCGCACCAGACAGTGGTAGACAGATTGCAGGTTCACCGTTCAACGAGATGTTGCCAGTGTTGACCACTGTGATAGGCCCAGTCAGTGCACGAATAGTTACACGCTCACCTGGAGCAATAGTAGCTTTCAGGATGTCTAACTTCAGACTAGGATCACCGGGAGCCGGGTTGATAACGACGAACTTGTGTGCGCCGATGTCGATGGCTGAACCTGTGAGTACCATAGTCTTGTAACCCGCAGCCACAAACTTCTGATAAGTATCACCAAAAGCAAGACCTTCTATTTTCAGACTGCGAAGGTTATTCAGGTTAGTAGTCGGCTCAAGGTAGTTATCAACTGTACCAATAACATCAGAAGTCGATTTGAACTCCAATGCCGAGCTAGTGGCCATCTTGATAAAATAACCTGTACCTGCCACACCGCCAATACTACCATCAGCCGCGTTAGCCAAGTGGTTTGATTCAAACGTCAAGTGGGCGTTTGTGGACAAATCAATCAACTCTGCAATGCCTTCAACCCAAGCGCCTTGCACCGAGATTTGACGGCAGTTCTTAGCAGCAATACCTTTACGGGACTTCTGGATAGAGAAACCGTTGGCGAAGTTGACGTTGTACGGAGCTTGCACAGCATTACCAGTACCAGGAGCGTCTGATGTGTTTTCACCATGACCAGTGGCAGCGTTATCGGCCATAGTCGATGGATCAGGGTCCATACCGATATTGATACAGAGCGCTGCAACAACACCGTCGCGACCTTCAGCAGAACCACCACGGAATTCAATCTGACCGTGCTGCCCTGTCATACGAAGAGCTTCACCACCTGTAGGTACTTGGATGAAGACTTTATCGAACGTCACGAACTGAATTGGGCGCTTGTAGTTGTTGATTGTATAACCACCACGAGTCCACACACCGTAGTTGAAGTTAGAGAATCGAACATCACGGAACTCAGAATACCACAGACCACCATGTTGATAGGTCGCATCCCATTGAGCTTTGGCGTACATGCCCCACTGAGTTGCGTTGACAGTTGCTTGAGCAAAGCCTGCAACCGCGCTACCCATGACGTGCATACCAATCATGTGAGACGACGATACAGCACCCGCTTCGACTTCAATTAGGCCATAAGGCACAGCGGACGTCGATGCCAGTGTAGTGATGTAAGTCACACTTGAACCGTCACCCATCCAACTCACGCCGTGTTGTTTAACCATCTTGGTATGAGGGTAACTACCAGCAGGGTAACGAACCCACCCGCCACCTTGCGACTTCACGTATGCCGATGCAGCCGCAGTTGCAGGTGTCCAGTCCCATGTAGAAGGCGATGATGTCGGTTTTGAAGTGACGTAGTTGGCGAACTCCCAGATGTTGACTGTGATGCCCGACAACATCATATTAACCGTAGTAATCGTATTGGCCAGAGTGCTACGGGTAAACCCAACAAGGGTCGACCCTACAGCAGGATCACTGACATCAGTCACAAACTCATCAACAGTAGTTGTGAGCGTATTGACATCAGTTGTAAGTGCATCAACATCGTCAATCGCATTCACAAGTTCAGAGAAGTTGCGATCCATTTCAACATAGGTTAAGGGCGTGCCTTTGCTCGACCGCTTAACTACGTTTGTTTTGTCTGCTAGCATAGTAACCTCGAATTCGTTTGTCTTATTTAACTAGTGTAATGGCCGAACGCTGTAGCACCGTCAAGCTCGATGTAATCGTAACCGTCTTCAATGTAAGTCTCATCAATGTATGACGGATCATCAGTCACAAGATCAGTGTTATAACCCGCATCGAAATAGCCTGCGTAAACATAGCCACCTGGTGTCAGGACAGTGACGTTTGTAAAGTGACGGTTGAGCGGCTTGACACCCTCGAACACATCAGCAATGACAATGTCTTTGAAGTCATTAGTTTTGTACGTCCCTTCTGTTTCCGCATACATGAAGTCATGAACGAAGCCGACTCGGTTGTATAGGAAAACAGACGACTGGAACGAAATCTCACCCATGAAATTCACCGTGACCGTAAAGTTGGCATCGCGAATGATCAACTTGATGAACTCGATGATGTTCACTTCACCATACATCTTCAGACCAGCAGGGTGGAGAACATTCATCACCACATCGCGGTAACGATCAACACCAATACCGGCCTTGATCACATACGAATAGTCCTGATAGTATTCAGAGTCCTGCAACACTTTGTTGGTCGACAGGAAGCTTTCATTGTCAAGGAAGTAACCTTCGATGCGTTTGGTCAGTGCAGGGATGATGCGAATCGAACCACCTGAACCACCATCGGTAGATGTGTAGAGCTGCGGCGTAACAATACCGAACGGCGTATCGATCAAATTCACATCAACAATCTGACCAAGTGCACCTACACGGTCAATCGACAAGAAACCTGCATACACAGGGAAACTGATCGTCACCGTAGAGCCCTGCAAGATACTGGCGTGTGCGAGCATCTTGCCGTCGTATGTGTAGCCAGTAATCTCAACACCACCCACTTTGACGGTCAAATCACTTGCTGTCATGATCGTGGTGTAACGGGTATCAACGCTACCAGGCCCAGTTGCCTGAACAGTAATGTCGAATGTCGAATCACCTGCGTAGGTCAAGTTGTTGTCGACTGTGTAGTTCAGACCAGGTGAAATGACTTCGACGCCATCAGCAATCGGCAAAATCCATTCAGTGATATTGTCAACCACAACAGGGTAATTCAAATCGAATGTACCAACGATGTCGTTCAGGTACAACTCGGCAAAGTTGAACTTGTTGGCATAGCGGTTGATGATGCGGTTAACTGTTGCTGTGGCATACTCAAACACCCCTGGGAACGGTTCACGCGTCTGCGTAATACGACGGTACAGGAAGTTGTTCACGTTGCCGCTGTTCGACACGTACATCAAGTTTTCGTTATCGATCCATGTTGCGTTAGACGCACGCATGATGTCGTTTTTCGGGTAGTACAGTTCGATGTCCTCGTTATAGAGGATCTTGAACAGGAACTGAAACGACTTCTCACTACCGAGCGACTGAAAGAACTGTTTCGAATGCTTGATCAGAATTTCTTTGTCGGCCAACACCTTCTCAGGGATGGTCGACAAGTATTCGTTTTTCAGGTGCGTAGCATACCCGTCAAGCGATTCTTTCAGGTCGAGTGCTGACAAGTGGTTGCGCAGTTGATAATAGGGACTGTCTGTACCCTCAAGCCATTCATAGTACCCACTCAGGAACTCAACGAAGAGCGGGTACTCTTCGTTGATGTGTGAGGACAGTTGGCCCGGAATCGAATGTTGGATCGCTTTAGCGGCCATATTAAACCTTTCTGGTTGTTAGCAAATCAACATTGATAGTGTCAATGTACACCACATAGTTCCGATCAGTGTAGAAGTTGCTTGCTACAGGAGTGACCGTCATGCGCAGCGTGCCAGGGTCAAGCAACAGTGCATTGAACTCGACATAGCCCGTGGTGTAATTGATGCTACCGATTGTCTCATTGGTAGTTATACCGTCTTTGATAATCTGTTTGATGATCTTGCCTGCACCATCATCAAGCACCTTTTGACTTGTCGCATTGATGTCAAATACAACATCCGACACAACCAGAGAGCCAGGTTCAACTTCATTCAGGAACTCGGCAATGTAGTGTTTCATCACATTGCGGTTGATTGGCGTGTCAAAAAAGGCCTTCTTGTGCGTTTCAATCGAGTAGATCGACGGCGCTGCTTTGGTGATTTGACGGGACAACTCGCTATCGTTGTACCAGAAGTCAAACAGCCGCAGGTTGTTCTGATTGTACGCATTAGCAGCAGTCTTCACCGCAGCAACAGTCTGAGCAAACGTATCGGTTGTCTGATTGGCGTTATACAGAATACCGATATCCAACTGAAGACCGATGTATGATGCGTCAACCACTTCAGGTGTGATCGAAGCAACGGAGAACTCGGTAATACGTCTCTCGATGGTCTGTTTCACTGTATCAGCGATAACAAAGCCGTCTTGTGGGATTGCACACAGGAACACGCGACCATAGTACGGCGGAACGTTCTTTTCACCACCCCAGGCGATTGCAGACTTGATGAAGGTGAATTCACGCAACATGATCGCCACATAGTCTTTATCGCGCACTGCACGGTTCTGAGTTTCCC